CCTTAATGTTAAGTATTCGCAGCAACTTTCCGTCCTTGCAAAATGCGGTGTCTGTAAATTTTACATACCCTCCGAGTTTCAAGAACGGGCTTATGTTATCCCAATTTTTTTTAGACCAAATGCCGTCCATCGTTCCGTTGAACTCAACTTCAATCTCACTTCGCTCATACAAATATTTACAGCCCTCAAGCATTAGTTCAAGTTCCGCCGTGCGCAAATAGGCATCAGGCAAAGCAATATGAAAGACTGCAAATTTCTCACCTACTTTCGGATAAAAACCGCTGTTTTCGTCAGGCATAGTGATTTCGTCAATGACCTGCGGTACTATCTTAAATTCCTTGCTTTTGTGGTCATAATTTGAATATTCAAACTCTTTGCCGGTCAGCATTCCGTCCTCGAAAATGATTGTCGGATTTTCGGCTGTTTTCAATTCTTTATCCGAATAATCGACATCATTATCCGCTGCGCTTATCTCCCAAAAATGCTTTTCTCTGTCGCTGTTCGTTACCTTAGTGATTTCAAGCACCCTTTTAGGGTAGATTTCCGTTAATTCAGTGCTTTCCTCAAAACCGTTATTAATGCGATTTGTGCGGTATATACCGAATCCGTCCTCATCTACGTACACTTGCATTGCAAGAGGGTTGTTTTTTACATCTTCCGTAACGTCAAAAACTTTACCCGTTGCTTTGTAAGCGTTATAACGACCATTTATAAAAGAATTTAGCAACCCGTGCTGCTTTCCGCTATAACGTTCATTAATACGGTTTTGTGTTTCTGTATAATCAATATACAGAGTTCCTTTCCCTTGTTCATTCAGAGAGTCAGGCACATACCAAAATACGAAGTTTTGCGGTAATCGGATTTTTGAAGAGTGAAGATAATCTTGCGTCATTCCATTAATCATTTTAACGTACTTATACTTCTGCTGATTAATATTCCTTTCTCCGCCCTCAACCCACAACACATCGACGGCTGAGTTTTCGCCTTTTTGCTGCGAAACGCCACTAACAAACCCGTTTCCCTTGCCGTAACTTAATGCAAGAGTTGAGTTTGTCTTGTTGTATTCAACCTTTCGTAAGTTGATTTTTTTATTTATAATTTCCCATTCGGTATCAAACAGTTGAGCGATAGAATTAAGCGCGTCTAATACGCTGTTATGGCTGAAAGATTGCGTTTTTTCCACACTTTCAACACAAAAACCAACGCTCCAACCGCTATCACGACCGTCCATGTTCAAATTATCGCAGATGTGCTGTATCATCTCAAACGGTTTTGCAGTAACCGTGAAATTCAGTCTGCCGTCTTGAGGATTGCGGAATTTGTACCGCGTTAAAATCTTCGTACTGCCCTCGAATGTGAGAGTGTAATCGTACTGCCGCTCCGATACTTTCGTAAAATTCGCAATATCGAAAGTCGTGTACTTTTCATTATCGTAGAAAATCCATGAGCCAATCGGAAAGTCTACAAACTCCGTTAGTGAAAACGAAAGAACGACATTATTGTCGCCCATAATCTCACGATAGCGGTAAGAACTATCCGAGATTACAACGTCAATATGCCGTTCCTGACCTTGAGTAGTATTGTAATATATTTTCATATTATTCCCTTTTTTTAAAACGGTGCGGATATTGAACTATCCGCACCGTAAAAGTAAAATAGCACATTTTTTTAATTAATTCCCCTTTTTGTAAGCCAAATAACAACTAAATAAAAGAAATAGTAAAAGTCTTTTAAAAACGGTGCGGAAAATTCCAAAACCGCACCGTGATTAATTCCCCATTACTAACTAAATAAATACAAATACAACCAAAAAATTATTATGAAAAAAATCTTAAAAACGGTGCGCAATCCCAAACGCACCGTGGCAAAAGTCGGCGGTGTTAATGCTTTTTAAGTCCGCCGAAAATATCATTTAAAAAAATCCCAAAAAGATTTTTCCGAATTTTTCTTCACCTCGTCGAAAATGATACGCTGACCAACTTTCAAGGTATCAGTGTTTGCCTTTACCTCGTCTAATTCCGCTTTAATACGAAAAATTTCGGTTTTTAGGCTATCAAATTGCTGTCGGTAGTACAAGTCGTCAGTAGTTCGTTTTTCCTTAAAATATGCCGCTATGACTAAAATAAAGAAACACAAAACTACAATTACTATAATATTTTTAACTAATCCTTTCATATTCTTAACGATTATCACCGTTTCCGTCAATTACATTCCGCTTTTGACGGTCGGCAAGTTTATTTAAATTTTGTTTTGCGATGTCTTCAAGGCTTACGTTCATAACCGTACATAAGCCCGAAAGTTGCCATAAAACGTCGCCTAATTCTTTACACGTTTCCTCTTTAAGTTCGGGGTGTTCAATCAAAACACGCATCTCTGTTTGCAGTTGGTTTTGGTTTATGTTGCTTTGTCCTTTACGGATTTGTTTTGCAATTTTTCCCGAAAACTCCCCTACTTCCGCAACCAAATTAAGCAGCATATAAGAGAAGTTATTGCTTGTCTCCATACAGGTAGACATCGCTTTTTTTTGATATTCGTTTAATTCCATTTTTTTCTATTTGAACATAAATTTTTCGTTATACTTAATTAAGTCCATAATTTCGGACTTTGTATTCAATCCTTTCTGCTCCGCCGCTTTACGTAAAAACTCACGACCCGACGGATAAATCTTTCTACCCGTCATTTGTTCATATTCCGTTACGGCTTGTTCAAACACCGTTTGTTGTTCGGCTTCTGCGTTTCCACCACCGCAACAAATCAAAAACGGCGTCGTTAAGATAAAAAACACCGCCAAAACGCAAATCCAAAATTCACGTTTTAGAGCCTTGTAATATTTTAACCATTCTTCCCAAGTCATCATAATTCATCTTTTAGTTTTTTAATATCAAATAATTTTCCGCAACATTCCGTTGCATTGCCCCTCATCTGTCCGTGTTTATACACGTCTTTTGCACTCAAATTGTGCGTTTTAAGCACCTTACGAGTTAAACACAATAAACTCTGCCACTGCGCTTTTGTCGGTTCGTAATTATTAAAATTTCCTGCTAAACAAATTGCGACCGCATTGCTATTAAAATTATACGAGTGCGGAACGACTTCGCTCTCGCTTCGTAAATTATAGACTACACCGTCTTTGTCGATGTAGTAGTGATACCCAATGCCGCTCCATTTATGCTCCGCAAGGTGGATTTTCGCAATATCGTTAATACAGCAGTTCGGGTTTCCTGCGGTATGGTGAATTACCACCGCAATCTTTTTTGTCGCCGTAACGTTGCCCGTATTGTATGCAGCGGTCAAGTCTACAATATGTAAATCTTCATCAGACTTTCCTGAACTAAGACTAAGCACGAACAGTAAACAAACTGCGACAAAGCCGCAATCAGCCGCAACCATCCACTTCTTACGTCTTACGAAATCCGCAAAAGCAGACGGAAATAAAACAAGCAAACAAATTGCTTTAATGTAAGGTTGAAATAAAAGTTTCATAATTCTAAGATTTACACCGCAAAAATAAAATATTCCATTTAAAAATGCAAACATTTTATTAAATTTTTATAAGTTTTGGACAACTTATTAAATATCAGTATTTTATAACGTATTAATTACAACCTTAATTTAATTTATTTTCAAAACCGATTGAAAAATATTTGCAAAATCAAAGTGAAAATTTTAATTTTGCAAAAAAAATAAGAAAATGCACCACGTAGAATCTCAAATCCAAAGAGCCTGTGTTAAATGGTTCAGACTACAATATAAAAACCTTTATCCCCTATTATTTTCAGTTCCTAACGGGGGACAACGCGATATTCGTGTGGCTATGGTTATGAAAGCGGAAGGTATCGTTGCGGGCGTTGCTGATATGTTATTCTTATATCCTGCCTATGGTTATCACGCCCTTTGTATAGAGTTTAAAACGGAAACAGGGCGACAATCGGAAGCACAAATCGAATGGCAAAAAGCAGTCGAAGAAAAAGGTTATAAATATGTGTTAATTCGGAATTTTACACAATTTTATAACCTTATACGTTTTTGGTTGGGCGAAATAAAGGAATTACCCAAGCCTAAATAATTTATCACTTATCCTCAAAACATTCCGATAAAATTTTAACGAAATCTTTTGAGTCTTTGTCTTTTGCGGCTTTCACAAGGAATTTTGCCATACTTTCCATTTCTGCGCGCTCTTTTTCTGTCTTCCTTTCATAAATAGATCTTAATTCTATTATGCAAAGAAAAATTGTTGCAGCAAAGGAAAAAAACGGCATAGAAGGTAAATTCCACCCACCCTGCCATATGGCAACCATTTGAACGCAGTCTATGATAGACACGACAAACATCAAATTATAATACTCCGCAATTTTTTTTACAGTTCGGCGTAACCCTTTGGAACTGCGCAAAAAACCGTCCTTTTTGGCTTTTCTACAGCCAGCGTATAAATCTGATAGAATCGCAAGCAAAACAGCAATATATAAGCCCGCAAAAACAACAACATTCGGGAGAAGTGTTTCAGTTATTTTGTTTAGCATTATTTACCTCCACTTCAATAAGTTTTTCAATGTAAGCCTTTGCTTTTTCCAAATCTTCAATGCCGTTTTTCTCTTTGTAGCGGCAAATGTACTTAATTACATTACCGGCAAGGAAACCCAAATTTTGTTCAATAATAAAATCCCAAACTTCGGTTTTCCCCTGCTTGTAATAATTAGGGGTGATATTCTCCATCATATTTATCCTTGTGCTTCAGTGTTAGTTGTTGTGGTTGAACTGCCATTAAGCCCCGTTTGGTCAATTTCCTCGTTTTCAAAAATGCCGTCCAAATAAGTATACAAAGCGGTTTTTGTCGGGAAAAGTAACCATGTCTTACTTCCTATTATAAAATCAATAGGCTTTGTTTCGTCCGCTCTAACGTTAAACACCATTTCCCCCTTGCCCGCGTAATACTGCAACGAGTTAATTATTCCGTGCCTAATTTTCAACTCGTCCGTGGCTGCATTTTTCTGCAATGCGAAAATCTCACTACCACGGTCAAACACTTGCGTCATTAATTCCAGCGAATTAAACTTCGCATTCATCTTTTCGTGGTCTTCTCTGACCATTTCCTCTACTGTATCTGCCATAATCCGTTTAATTTTAAAGTTAATACTAATTTGTAATTGCTACAAAAATAAAGGTTAGATATTGCAAAGCAAAGTTAATAAAAAAAACTCCCTATTAACGTTTTTTAACCCTTTAAATTTGGTAATAATAATATTTATAACTATTTTTGCAGTGTTGAAACTTAAAAAAAATAATTATGAAATTTTATCGTTACAAAAATGGCGAAGTGGCGTTCTTCGCCGAAAATAAAAAACATATAATAACCGACGAGGAGATAAAACTCCTTTATGGTGTTATAGATAAGATGGGTTATGCGACAGAAACCCTTGCGGGTGATTACATCGCTAAGAAGATTAACACGCCGGTTTTCTGCGAGCCTGAAACCATTAAAATGATACAATATATGCACGAGCATAATGTATCAATGAAAGTACAAGAAGGCACGGTTCGTAGCGATAACTCTAAAATCACCTTTGAAAAGGTATATGAGGGTGAAACCCTTGTGGCGTGGATAGCGTTCACAGAATGGGGTGATGAGTTTTCGGATAAAGACATGCCGTTTGCTGAAATAGCGGCGGCAGTTGATTTTAAGGACGAAAATAAAAAATAAGGTAATGGGCGGTGGTAAGCCGCCCATAAAAATAAAATAAAATGAAAGATTTTGTTCAACAATTCGTCGATTTAGGTTTTAAAATTGACGGGTTATCAACTCTAATAAAAGATAATGCAAAAATCTATTTAACCTCCAATAAGGCGGTTATCGAATTTTGCGAACAAGAAAAAGAATATTACAAAGGGACGGAGTTCAGAATTTCAGACTCTATGTCCCCACGTAAATTAATCTCTTTATTAAAAGAGAAAAAAAATATTAAAACAACTGTTTTACCGTTTTAAAAAAAATTATATGGCAACATACGTATTATTAAGCACCACCAACGCCGCGGTTAATGGCTGGACGGTGTATTGCGAGGGGACAAAGCAAGAGTGTGAACACGCCCTTAGTACTATCCCCGATTTTCACGGTACGGACATTTGGGCAGATACGCTCCGCAAAAATGCTGTTATCGTGTCAAAAACAACAGCAATTCGTGAATATCATTACGACCCTTATTCAAATTTTTTATAAAACTTACATTGTGCGTAAACAAATTATTCAAGCCTTACAAATATTAGGTATATCAAAATACCAATTTTGCAAGGAAAACAACGTGGCGTTATCTAATTTCTGCGCTTTTCTTAAAGGGGGTAATACCCTAAGTACAAAGAAAGTGCAAGAGATTTTAGATATTCTTGAAAAAAGACTTAACACCTTGAAACGGTGGGAAGTCTTTATTACTCTATCAAATGACAACGAGGTGGTTGTTAGGATTTCCGCCCCTGACGGTGAAGCCGCACTCCATCTTATTTTACAACAGCCGGAGTTCATAAAATTCGCAGCGGGTTGTACCATTTCGCGGTACAAGTTCAGAGAAATTGGCAAATACAAGATTGACCCAAAAAATTTTGTATTACAGGAATCACAAACAAAAGGGTGGTGGGTTGTTACCGATACCCGTTTTAATATCGTCGTAAAATTCCAAAAAGGGAATTTCGACGTAACAAAAAAGCAAACAATCCTTTTTGAAATGAATAAAATGTCAGAATTAGACACTGCCACCTCTCTAAAAGAAATATATGAATTTTTATGCGAGTACCATTCCGAACTCTTATAATGAAAAAGGCTACACCGTTTTTGATGTAGCCTTTTTTATTAATGTTTTCCGCAATTACATTTGGGACAAATAGCAGCCGCAACTAAGGGATACATTTTTCCCCCTATTTCCCCTTGAATATACGCAGCTTTTTCGCTGTCTAAGTCGTAGCCAAAGTATTCGCATATATGCGCCGTTAAATGGCTTATTTCGTGTGCTATTGTGTTAAACATTTCCCTATAATCGGTAGCCTTTGAAATAGCAATTAACGAAAAACAGCGTGATGTATTTGTGAATATATAACCGCTGTTTGGATTTTTTAATTCTCGTATTGCGTTACTTGCTCTTTCCATTCCTGCCCCTGCTGAAAGGATAGAACCAAACGCCTTTTCTAAGTCTGCATCCGTTTTTATTCCGCATACAACCATAATCCACCACGGCTTCGGGGTTTCTTTTTCTACATAAAATCCTTGTTCTATCATAGCCAAACGTTTTAAATGTAATTTTCCCAAAAAATAGGCACACCCGCGCAGCACATCTTCGCCGTGAAACATTCCAAAACGCTTTCGGGACACCCGTCGGGGTCGTTTAAGGTTTCAGACACAAACCAAACCCGTTGCTCGTCTGTTTTTAGTGATTTCGGATAGTCCGCAATCGCCATATTGTATAAATACCAAGCCGTATAGATTGAACTTTCAGGAATTTTTACGGCGTATTGCTTTAAAATTTCCTTAAAAGCGTCTAAGTCTACCGCCTTAATTGCTGTTAATTTATCCCCCGTACTACTCAAAGAACGCATTTTACCAATAGCCCATTCCGCTAATTTCTTGGAAAATTGACCGTGATTATAGTCCTCATAAACAGCACGCCCCTCACTGATATATTCTTTCATTATATTCCGTTTTTAAGTTTACAAAAAGCGGCTGCCCCGAAAGACAACCGCAAAAATAGAAAAAACTGTTTCCTACATGTAACGTCCACGACGATATTCCTCGTTGTCGTCTTCTTCACAGTCCTCCCATCCGTGTTTATAACCTTGACGGTAGCCTTCTTCAAATCCACCCCCGTGTGTATTGTTTTCACGGTTTCCGCTGTAATAGCGGTAGCCGCTTCTGCGTGTTTTGCGCATTTCTTCGCGCATGTGAGTTCTCATATTTTCGCGTTCCTCACCTTTGTCTACAAAAATATATCCCATAATTTTTAATTTTTTGCGGATTTTGTTTCACCCGTCAGTTTTTTCAACATTGCAAGTATTTGTGCATTGTCGGTGCTAATTTTGTCAAGTTTTTTGTCAGTTTCGGCTTGTTTTTTTTCTAATTCCGAAATCGTTTTGGCTTGTTTCTTATCCTCTGCATACTTAGGATTAAGAATCTCCAAAATCTTATCCCCCTCGTCTATCATTGTCTTGTGATAATCCACTTGTTCCAACGCTTTTTTTGACGTTTGGATAAGGTTTTCGACTACGGCGGACATTGCCGCCTGACTGCCGGAGAAAATCAAATTTTCACCAATTTTCGCAACCTCAACATTGAACGGAATGTCTGAAAAAATTTCATCTTTCCCATCAATGGTTGCCGTTATGCTGATTACTTGCTGTAAGTTCGTTGTATTAAACGCATTTGTCCCTTGCTGATATTTTGGTTGCGGATTAGTTTTACTTTTAACCGCACCTATTCTCAATATCGGTTTTTCTGTCTTGTTTAGCACGTAAAACGGACTACCCTGTCCGAGTGAATTAAAATCCATGTTAATACTTTTTTGTACGTTTTTTTGTTGTCATGTACATTTTTTTGCTTTTTTTGTACACGACAACGTTATCATGTTTATTCAATATACATTATGCTGCGGTCGGTGTAACCATTTGCAATATTCCGTTGAATTTGTCGTTGAATACACCAATAACGCCGCTTGTTCCTACACCTATACTTGCCACGGTTGCTGCTGCTCCACCTAACAACGTCAATGCCCTCGTTGAACCGTTAAGGGTCAGAGTTACCGGCAACGTTGTTGTCGTGCCAGTCGGAATTGGAGTTGCCAACCTCACGAAAAACAAGCCTATTGGCGGTAATTCACGCCACCCGAGCGCAATATCAACCGTCGTGTCCGATACCGTTACGTTAGTGCTTGCAAGGTACGGAATACCGCGTGTGTTTGTGTTTATCTGATTGTTGCAATTACAAGCCATACAACCTCCGCTTTTTAGAAGTTAAAACCGCCGTAACCGTTAAAGCCTTGTCCGTAAAATCCGCCTGAAACATACGGAGTTGCGTTCATTGCAACGAGGTTAGGATATTGGACTGAGACGGTGTTTGGCTGCTTGCATTTAATATCGTCTACTTCCTTGTTGAGTTGTGCAAGTTGTGCGTTAATCGGTGCGGTTGCTTGTCCGATTGCGGCTGCGATAAAGTTTTGTGATTTAAGCGTTGCAATCTCGGCATCTTTAGCGACGATTTCACGGTCTTTCCTTGCGTCCTCGATAGCGTCCATTTTTGCAAGAATAGCCTGCGTGTTTCGGTTCGCTCCGTCGGTGAGGGTGTAGGTCTGCTGACAAACTGAGAGTTGGTCGGCAGCCGATTTAGCCTCAATCTGTCGGGAAATTCCTCCGAGTCCCATCGTTACACCGTTAAAACCTTGATTTGCAGTCTGTTGGAGTGTGTTTGTTTGCCTCTCGATTGCAAGTTGGTTTTGGCAGCAACACTGTTGGAATTGGCTCATTAATGCCGCGTTACCTGCTTGAATAGCGTTTTGAACTTGTAACGTAGACATTCCTTGCTGTGCTGCTAATGTTGCAAGGCTGTTTTGTACGTTCTGCACTGCTGAGTTTACAGTGTTAAAGTCTTGACCGAGCATAGTTGCAAGGTTCTGAATTGCTGCTCTGCTTGCCTCTCCGTTGCTGTTAATAGCGTTCATAATCAATTCACGACCGCTGTCGTTGTTGATTTGATTTGCAAGGAACGCACCCTGACCGTTCATGCCACCTCCGAAACCGTTACCCCAGCCACCGTTCCAACCAAACATTGAAGCGATGATTGCGAATCCGAAAAGGTCTGCAAGGCTGTTGTTACCATTGCCAAATAAGCCACCGTTTCCACCAAGCGGAATAGAGAACGGTATGCCGCCCGCGTTGGCATTGCTACCCCCATTGTCGGGTAATTGATAAATTTCTGCCATTGTTATAAAAAATTAGGTTGTTATTAATAAAAATGTAAAATTGTACCGCAAATAAACCAAGTAACAAATTCTTTAAAAAGTTAAATTTATACCTTTGTTTTTGCAAACAATTTTCAAGCATAGTTTTAGTTATAAAAATCAATTATTTCCATAAAACATTTTTTGCTATATTTTTTTTAGAAAAACAAAACGGCTTTATTATCGCTGTTTAATCGTAACTTTTACTTTTATATTTTCCCCCATATTTTCGCAAAAAAAACGTAAAAAAAATGGAAGAAAACCTCGGAGATTTAGGAGCAATACTCCGCTTAAAAACTGACCCAGCGGATATAGCAGCAGCGCAACAACAACTCAATGCAATTTTTGGAACAGCACAATCAGGAATTAATGCGATAAACGAAGGGATTGCAAAAATACAGCGTATTACCTCTCTCGGAATACTCGGCGGAGGACTTGCGGGTATCGTTTCGCAGGTCTTTCAAACACGGTCGTACTTTCAAGATGCGGCTTCGTCTATGAAAACTTTTCTGGGTGATGCGGAAAAGGCGGCAAAATTCACAAAAGAACTACAAGATTACGCTTTCTACAATATGTTTGAATTTTCCGACCTCGTAGGCGTGTCAAAACAGCTCATTGCATACGGCACAACTGACACAAAGGAAATTATCAAAGTAACCGACCAACTATCTAACATTGCAACAGGTACGGGCGCAAATATAAACGAGATGGTTAACATCTACAACAAGATTAAGGCGCAAGGAAAGTTGCAAGGCGACGAACTTAATCAATTAGCAAGCCGTGGTCTTGTAGTTAAGGACGTATTAAAAGAGATGGGGGAAACGGTCAATGGAAACAACGTTTCATTTGAACAATTTCAGAAAGTCCTAACGCATGTAACAAGTGAGGGCGGAATGTTCCACGACCTAATGAAAGACCAATTAAACAACCTATCGGCAAGTGCGGCGCAGTTATCCGATAACTTAACGAGCCTTTGGAACTCCGTGGGTGAATCATTAGAGCCCGTCATGAAAGAGGCAATAGACTTAGCCGGTCTACTTATAGAAAAAGGAGCGGAAGGCTTTGAAAATGTGCAAGCATATTTGTTCGATATTGCCAAAGCATACGGCATATACAAAGTGGTTGAAGCAGGTATGACGTGGAATGCAGAGAACAAAGAGCAGGAGAGAGTAAGAAGCGTTGAAAAACTTACGTCAGCCTTAGAAGAAGCAGAGGAAGCAACGAAAAATGTCGAAAACGCGGATTTACAGGCTGCCGTGGAAAAAAAGAAACTTACAGCACAAGAAGCGGCTGAAGTATCCGAATTACGCAAGCGCATAGCAGAAGAAAATAAAGCAAAAATAGCCAGCGGTGAACTAACCAAAGAGGAAGCAAAAAAAATTGCAACCGCAACCGAGGGCTTAAAAATGCGAGAAATTGAATTAAAAAAAGTAAAACAACAAGCAGACGAAGAAGTGGCTGCGATTGACAAGGAAATAGCCGCATTAGAGAAAAAGAAACAAGTACAGGATTCACTTTTACTGACAGCACACAATAATAAAGATTATTCCAGCGCGGATAAAGCCGAGTCTTCTATCAAAGAAATTCAAGCGCAAAAAAATACGTTAGCCCTTGCACGTCAAGCGGCGGCGGAACGACAGTTGGCAGCAACGACGGGTATTTCGACAATACAGCAAGCACAAAACACGGCTGCATTGGCTCAAAATACGGCGGCACGGAATGTGTTTTCTCGTGCGGCAACGGCTGCGGGTGCTGCACTCAAAGGCATAGGCAGCAGTATTGTTGAAATGATTAACCCAATGGGATTATTAATCTCTGCCGTAACTTTTTTAGCTGAACATTTATGGGAGGTTTATCAGGCGGGGTCAGCAACGGAACAAGCCCAAAAAAGATTAAGAGAGGCACAAGACGAAGCAGAGAAACAAACCTTAGAAGAAATGCAAAAATTGGGTGAATACGCCCAAATAATAAGGCAAACAAAGGAAGATACCGAGGCTTTCAAAGACGCAAAACAAGGTTTGTGGGATATGGCTAACAAGTTGAATATTCAGACAACCGAAACGGTAAACGGTATAAAACAAGAGATGTCAGCCATTGACCTTGTAAATAAAAAATACGACGAATACAAGGAAAAAATTCGACAAGTTGCGAATGAACAAGCATATCAATCGTTTATCAAAAATGAGAAACAGGCTATTACCGAGCAAATAACCGACGTAACGTCTTATTTGAGAGAGGAAATGGAAAACACTCTGCTTGACGGCTTAAAAGGTGATGAATTCGGTGCGAAAAGAGCTGAAATTGCTGCGGCTGTTTCGGATATTGGCATACAGTTATTAGAGGGGAATACTATGCTGACAGGACGAACCAAAGAAATTTATGACGAGTACGTTGGCAAGATAGGCGATGATTGGAAAAAATATTGGGTAACACTAAAAAGAGAAATTCATGGAATAGATGATAAAATTTCAGGCGATGGTGATTTGCACAAAAGACAAGGGGGCGAAAGCTTCTCGGAATACGCTACACGAACCACCAAAGGATACGGTGCGTATTTAATGGAGCGTGCAAGAACGCAGATAGACGCAAGCAATGCGGCTATAATTCAAGCAAAAAAAGCCTTTAATATACATGACGAAGAGAAAAAGGGCGACGGAAAAGACCAAAAAGGGAATAAGTCCCCACTTACTCAAAAAATACTGAAAGCGAAAGAAGAAGCAAAAAAATATATTGAGGAATACGCCAAAATATCTGAAGAAAGACGTAAGGCATTGCGTAAAATAGACTTAGACGCTTCCCTTGACGATGAGCAAAGACAAGCGAAAAAGGATAAGGTTGAAATAAACGCTACGCAGCAATTTGAAGAACTCGCAGCGAACTATGAACACTTTACAAAGAAAATTAAGGATGCAAAGTTTACCGAACAAATCTTCGATAATTACGGTTTTGGAGTAGATACGGAAAACAAAGATTTAATACGTAATCTTGAAGCAGCCTACGAGTATGCCTCCAACGAGGAAATATCAATTGCACGGGCAAAAAAAACGCAAACGGTTAAAGAAATTGCGGACATTAACAAACAGATTGAAAAATTACAAGCGAAAGATGATACTGACACTAAAAAAGACGAAACAAAACAAAGTGCTATTAACACAACCGTGAATCAGATGCAGCAGCGCATTGCAATATTAACGGCAATATCAGAAGGTTATCAGACGGTCATTAATGCAGACAAGGAGTGGGAAAAAAACTATACCCGCATACATGCAATTACTAAGCAAGAAAATGAAAAATTCCTTGATAGCCAAGTAAAAAAACAACAGGACATTAAAGAAAGTTACGACAAACTACGTCGGGAACTAATGATTATGTTCGATGATAAGCAACTGACAGATGAGGAATACCGAAAAATGTCGTTTCAACTCGATATGAACGAAGAAAAAGAACGACAGCAAGAATACATCAATATTTACGGTGGGTATTACGCTAAACGTGCGGATT